GCCTCCTGCTGGCGATCATTGTCGGAACCGATGCAGGCCTCGATGGACCGCTTCAGTTCGCGCATCGCCTTCATCTTGGCGTTGGCGACCTCGCTGGCGACACCGGCAACGTCAGAAGCCTCCTGCAAGCGGGAGACCATCCACTGCTCGCGGAACTGCTGGACGTAATTGCCGATACGGGCGCGGTTGACGGCCTGATTGGAGAAGGCGAGGACGTCCTGACCTTCCAGCACGCCGCCGAAGCTGACGGGCGAAAGGGAGTCGACCTGCCACTCCTGATAGGCGTTGGTCATCCGCTTAGTCTTCGCGAAGGTGGAAACCTTCGGGGTATCCTCGGGGGCGAGGATGGTAAGGAAGTCGGTGAGATCTTCACGATCACCCGCGACGTTGTAAGTAGTGCTAAGAGCCATAAACTAATGTTTAACGAGTTTGTTTGGCCGCTTCTCGGGCCAGGAGGAATTGGACTGCTTCGTTTGTCGTGACTCCACCCTTCTTGGACAGATGCTGCCGGAGGGCCTCAACCTGCGTGGCCGACTTTGTGGAAGACGGAACGCGGCTTTCGGAACTTCCAGAAGTGGCAACGGTTTGACTGCTGGGCGGCTTGCTGGAGGGGATGACGCCAGGCTTTGTCGGCTTGGCTTTACCCTTCTCCTTGGCCTGCAACGCTTTGAGCCCCTCAATCTGCACCCCGATGATCCATTCCGCATTGGGAAGGTTCTTCAGCCACGGCATTTGCAGGTAAGCCTGCTGGGCCGCGACGTACTCGGGAGTGGACTTGTCTTTCAAGAAGGGGAACTTCTCGTAGGCAAGTTGTTGAGCTTGACCGCGTTGCTGCAGAAACTGCGTCCGGGCAGGGATATCATCCTCCAACGTCTTTTCAGCGTTGATGATGATGGTGTTCAGCGCCTCCCGATCCAATAACTGTCCTTCAAGCTGAATGGGCTCAAAGTTGGTCTTGGCGAGCTGCTGCTGCGCGAACCGCTTGGCTTCCTTGGCCTGTTGGGCTAAGGACTGGAGACCGTTGTAGTCCTCAATCTGGGCGAGTGGCACCGTGCCTTGCGGCAGGGGGGCAATCGGCACCGGAGCAGGTTGCGCCTGCTGCTGTTGCTGCGACTGCCTAGCCATCTCCAGCTTGAGTTCATTCAACTGGGCCTCAACGGCCTTGCGCTTCGCGACTTCCTTGCCGATGCGCTTGTTGATATTCTTCTGAATCTCTGGCGAGATCTGAGAAGGAACTGAGTCCTCTTCGGCTTCCGGTTCCGTGGCTTGCGCCTCGGGCTCGGGGGCCTCGGATTCGACAGACTCGGCGGGTGCCGCTTCTGTGGATGCGGGTTCTTCAGCCTTGTCGGGCTGTGCAACCTGTTCCGCTAGTTTAGCTTGGGCTTGTGCGTTTTCCGCCTGCATATTAAGCAGACGTTGCGCGGCCTGAGCTACACTCAGATTGCTGTTTGGTGCATCGCTTTTCGTCTCGGGCGCCGGGGGCGCTTCAACTGGCTGCGAAGTGGCTTGAACTGTATCGTTAGACATCGTGGGTTTAAAGCCCCCAAGGGCGGGACAGGGCGGGAGCCCAGTGCCATCAGCCGTGATTATATCACGGACCTATGTCAAGCGGTATTAGGCTATCTTATCCCTGATCATCTCCTACTGCCTGCTGCACCTGCGTGGCTACATAGTCGTCAAACAGGTTGATGATCGCTTCGTAGGCCCGCAGTTCACCCACCGCCGCAGCGGTTAGTTTCTCATCAGCCACGGTCACATCGTTCATCAGATCCAGCAGCGTGTTGCGCTGGATCTCTCGCAAGTGGTCGATAAACTCCTGGAACGCCTCGGTGGGCGCAAGGCGCACCAAGGCGACCTGGAGCAGTTCGACCCGTTCGCGGGCGGTGAGGAGGTTGCGTTTACGAGGAGGCATTGCGAGGTGAGGTGGTAGCCGGCATCGGTCCAGGCATCTGGGCGCCTAGGCGGCCAATGGTGGCGTTCTGCTGCTGTTGTTCTTGGAACTGGTACTGCTTGGCGCGAGCGTCGATGCGTTCGCGGAACGCTTGGTCCTGCGAGTACCGCTGCTGGACGTCCGGCTGCTGCAGGTACTGCTGGATGACCTGCAGGCCGAGCTGCGGCGGCGTGCCAATGCGGATGTTCTTCGGGATGCCGGCAAAGATCTGCGCCAGATCCTGCTGCTCGTCGTTGACCACCTGCTGCTGGCCCGCCTTGACCGGGCGGATGATGCGCTCGGCGATGTTGGGATCGATGGAGGAGACAAACGCTTGGAAGAGCGCCGACCAGTCGCAGACGCCATCGCGGTCGAGCGACTGGGCGCCTTGGATAATGGCCGTCCACTTTTCCGCCATCGACTTGAAGTCGGTGCTCTGGACGTCCCACGAGAGGTAGAAGTCGAACTCCTCGTTCACGTCACCTTTCTCAAACATCATCGTGTCCGCGTCCTTGACGCCCATCACGCGAAAAACGACCTGCTCCTTGCCGTACTGCTTATAGAGCTTCCAGATCTGGCGGAAGCTCTTGGACAGGCAGGTCAGGAACTTGTTGATCTCCCATTGATTGTAGATCGGGTCAACGGAAGGATCACCCTTCTGCGCGGCAAAGCCGTTGTACTCCTTAAACGAGGACTCCAAGAGCGACTCGGAGTTCTCCGTGTTCATATCCGGAATCGGCCGGTCGGCGTAGTGATACTCGTTCGGCCGGCGCTCGGAGATAAGCGCACCTGGACCCCAGCGGCCCGGCGGGCGGCCCTGCGGGTAGCAGATGGGCGGAAGGATGGCGAGGGACGCGGCGTCGATGCGACTGTCCTTGTGCGCCTTGATCTGATCCTGCCACGGCTTGCCCGGCTCGGGGACGCCCCGGCTGTCGTGCAGCTTGCGGCTCAAATACTCGCGGCGATAGAGGACAAACGGATACTCGCCGTGGGCGTAACCGAGAAGGCCGTGCTTGGCAAAGCCCGATTGTTTGTCATCCGGCGGCATCTGCGGGTTGAAGACCGTGCAGTAGATGCCCGGCACACCATCCTCGTCGGACAAACGCTGATAGGCGTAGACGATGCCAATCTTGTCCGTGAACCGCTGCTGCGTGTAGACGAACGAACGGCTGATGGGTTGCGTGTACTCGGAGGGGCTGATGGTGATCAGCCGGCCACGCTGCGTCTCAATCGCCTTTTCCACCCAGTCCTTGTCCCAGCCGTCATCGCGCACCAACTGCCGGAGCTGCTCGGCGGTAAAGTACTCGACGCGGTAGATGCCAGGCACCCGCTCCAGATCCAGCGAGAACGACGGGATGAACAGGTTTTCATCCAGGTTGAACGCCCGCAGGACGGGGTAGGACCGCTCCGGCCCCTCCACTGGCACCGTGGTCTCTGCAGTCTTCCGCAATTCCTTGAGCATCTTGGTCGCCTTGGCCCGGCTGCAACCGTACTGCTCCTCAAAGATGGACTTCAAGTCCTCCTCGGCGGCCTTGTCCTCGATCAGGGCAACAATGTCGATCTGCGGGAACTGGAGCTGGAGATCCTCCAGCCGGACATTGACCAGCACCTTCTCCCGGCGCTTCTCCCAGAACTGACCCATCACGGCCAGTCCCTTCTCGTTCATATAGTTGGCGGCAATCTCAACCTCCCGATGCACCTCTGGAATCTGCGTCTGGATCAGCCAGCGCATAAAGTTGGTCACGAGGTTGGACCGCTCCATATCGTTGGTGCCAACCGGCACCGCCGAGAGGTTGGCCCGCTGGAAAGCCATACACTCCATCGCCACCTTTTTGTTGATGATGTTATCAACGAGGAAGACGCGCAGATCGGACGCGCCGTCCCAAGGCGTGGGGCTCGTCTTGCTGCCCTCGCGGGAATGCTTCTTCCCGTCCGCTGACTGGCCGTTCCAGATGGCGTACCGGGTCTGGTAGTTGACGCGGCACTGATCGACGTAGGGCTGGTTGTCGGCAACGCAGTCCTCAAAAGCCTTGCAGATCAGGTTAAAATCAGGAGCGTTGTCGCCGGACGGGGCCAGTTGCAGACTCGGATCGTTGGGGACGGAAGTCTGGAGGGAGTCGATGGAACTCATTGCTTAGGGCGCTATGCGTAAGCCCCTTCCAAGGCAAGTTAATAGCTCCACGTCCGGTTGTCGGTTTGCTGCATTGCCTGCGGGTCCATAAACTCGCAGTTGGCGACGAGCAAATAACGCAGGCAGTCCACTGGATCTTTGGTCGCCTCTTCCTTGCCGCCCTTGGCTGTATACTCACCCATTGAGTAAATCAGGTTCTGGCAGCGGTCAGAGATGTAGAGCCGGGGGCCGTTAAGGGCGGTAATGGGCTTACTCTCATCGTAGGACAGTAGGCCATTAATGAGCTGCAGGCCGTTCTCAATCTCCACGCCGGGGGCGGGGATGAACGTCATTCCCACGTCGTCCAGCTCGGAGATGATGGTGGTTGCCCCTTCGGCGGACTGCCTTTCCGCCGCACCGAGGCGCGGGTCAATGAGCCTTTCTTGAATCGTTTCACCGTCCTCACATTGCTCGATAAGCTCGACGTAGTCACGGATGCCTTTCTTGGAGCCTTTCTGCGCGGGACCGGGTTTGCCTTCGGCTCCGCTGCCGGGCAGTGCCCAGTCGTCATAGTCGGGCCACTCGCGGTAGACCCACCAGGTGCCGGCGGCGTCGATTGCGACCCAGAGCATAAACCAGTTCTTCGATCCAGCAGGGTCCAAAGCCATATACCGAGTGACCGGATAGCTTGGGTCACGGACGAAAGGTAGGGTTTCATATGGGATGACGTTAACCTCCTTGTTGAATCCTGGAAACACTGAAGTGATGGACTTGGTGGGGATGCCATACGCCCGGGCCAGCACCTCATCGCGGGGGCGGCCCAGCAGCTTCTTGGTGAAGTCGGACGTATCGAGGAAGGCGTTATCCTCCGTCCAGAAGTAATAAATCGCCGTGTTGGGTCGGGACAACGACTCCTGCATAATGGGCAGTTCTTTGCCCACCAGCGGGGCAAACCGCTTCTTGAGGGTCTTCGTCTTGCCTAGGATGTCCTGCACCAGCGGCGTCCAGCCCGTTAGGGTGGTAAACGTCAGCAGGATGCGTCCGTGGAAGTCGCTAGTACGGTACTGCAGCGTCTCCCACATCTTCTGCGGGCACTCCTCATCGCACCAGATCAAATGGGCCTTGTAGCCTTCCGCAATCTGCGCGTCGTTGGCGTAAGCACGGTAATTACTAAACTTGATCGACCCACCGCGCACGGCACCGGATAGCGGGGGCAGAATGCAGATGTTGTCGGTAAACCCGTTCTTCTGACTGTACTGGACGGAGTGGTTTAGGCCCTTCTTGGTGGGCAGCCGGCGGATGCCGATGGGCAGGGCATCATAAATCATCCGCTGCTGGTCCTCGATGCTCCGGTCCTCGTTGACGTGATAGGCCCGGACCTCGGCAGAGGGGATGCTGCCGCAAGCCCACACGCATAACCGGCTGGCAAAAATCGATTTCGACGAGCGGTTGCCACCTAAGATGATGTGGTTCTGGTACTTACCCCAGTTTGCCATCACCTCCTGCCACATTGGCAGGGTCCAGCCGGCACCCACGGGGTTGTCCAACGCTTGTTTGTTCCGTTCTTCCCGGAAAGCGAGGTACTCGATCAGCTTGTCCTGCGGCCAGGCGGCCAAGTCGTCCCGCTCCGGGATCGGCACCCACGGGATGCCAAAAGTGGGCGTGAAATCATCCGCAAAGTGTACGTCACCGAGTGGCATTGCGCTTTTTAAGGTTTACGGCGTAAGACTGACGGGCGGAAAGGAGTTGTTCCCACGGGATAATGCCTTGGCCGTCCACGTTTAGGCCGGCGGGCTCGGCAATGATGGACAAACGGGCGTATTCCCGCGCTCCTTCGATGTCGGGCTCGATGAGCCACTCATCCACGCAGCGTTTGGTTACCATTTCCATCTGCTAGAACCGGCTTGGGCTGAAGCAAGTGGCTAAAACCGGCCATAAACCTTATAAGATGCGCTAATATCCATAGAAATGCCTGACTTTGACGTTTCCGGCACTGCGTCCGTGGACCACCGTGCGGTTTCCTCTATGAAACGCATCCTCATTGCCACGCCGCTGAAGGGCGACATTCCCCGCAGCTACTTCAAGACCAGCCTGCAACTGGCTGCCGCCAAGATTCCGGACGTCAAACTGGACTGGTGCCTCTTGGAGGGGCCGGCAGTGCAGCAGGCGCGGAACGAACTCGTGGCCTACGCCTTTGAGCACAAGTTCGACGAGCTGGTCTGGTGGGACAAGGACGTGCTGGCCGAGCAGCACGGCGAGGATGTGACCGCTGGGGCGCTCTTGCGGCTGCTCAAGCACGACGTTGACATCGTTTGCGCCATCTACGCCACCCGCTCGCTCAAGACGCAC